ATAGCGGATACTAGGGACAGGCTGTCCCTTTTGTCAAGGCCATCTCTTCCCTTGAGGCCCAAAGGCGTTATGCGAAGCTTGGCCGTGCCCGCCGTGACCTCACGCTCGCTCTACCGAAAGCGGCTCCACGAGCGCTTGGTGAAAGCCCGCAAGAAGAAGGACTTTTCGCAGGCGGACATCGCCGGCATCCTGGGGATAACTCTCGAAGCCTATAAAAAGGCCGAACAGCGCGGCGCGCTCTATGCCGACCTGATTGAGCCGTTCGCGCTCGCAACCGATGAAGACCCGTTCTTTATCCTCACCGGCCGGCCATATCCGGCTGACGATCCGCTTCCAAAACCCATCCCGATTCGCCGTCGCGCCTAGCTAAAGCTAAGTGCTGACGCCTGAATTTGCCATCTCAAACAAGGGGACATTTTGTCCTTGACAAGGGGGACAGGATTTCCCTAATGTGCTCCATCACGACGCGGGCGGTGCCCGCCTGAGCGAGGGGAGAGCGGAATGGGCAAAACCATGACAGAGATACAGGATGCGCTCCTAGATATGGGGGCGGAGAAGATCGAAGAGCTGCGCCGGGAGCGAAACGCCCTCGCACGGCTCCTCGAAGAGATCGAGCGCCACCCGGACACCACGGAAGATATTGCCTACATCATCAAGGCAAACCTCCCGCGAAGGGTTCGCGGGACAAAGCCGTGACCCTCTCCGCCCCCGCCCCCTCATTCCGCCCCTCGCTCGGCGTGCCGACGTGGCTCTTCGATGATCCGCGCTTCCACGAGTCGGCCAAGGACCGTTCCGAGCCGCCCTTCTACAAGTACCGCGAATACTCTGCGGGAGAAGCTGAGATCGTCGGACGGGACGGCTCGCTCTATTCGTCGCAATACAGCGGCAGAAACGAAAGCTGGGATTTGTTCGATCACAACGCCAAGCGCTTCATCTGCGAGGAGGGCGTGAAGGATATCGACGAAGCGATCGACATTCTCAACGAGAAAAGATGGCGCGCAGAAGCACATTCTTGAGGGGTGAAGAGATGAAGCCACTCGGCATTGAAATCGCACTGCACTATCACTGTAGCGCGGCTGAATTTCCACGCCTCAATGCGCCAGCCTGCATGGAGATGTGTCAGTTCTTCGTTGGTCACGGGTTGCTTCGTGATGGCGAGGAAGGCGGGCGGCGTTTCGAGCCGACGAACGGGCTGAAATTCTACATCGAAGCGCTGCTCAAAACACCACTGCCGCGCAAGGTATGGGTGATGCCTCCGTTCGTTGGGCTTGAGGAAGCGGAGGCTTTCCCATGACCACAGCCGTAGCACAGAGGGAAGAGGGGCGCGAGGTTGCGACCGTTGAACCCGTCTCGGAAACCGCTGCGATCCTTTCGATGATCGAGCGCGCCGCGCGTGATCCCTCCGTCGATATGGACAAGTTCGAGCGCCTGATGTCGATGCGCGAGCGCGTTGTCGCTCAGAATGCGCGCGGAGCATATTACGCGGCGCTCGCCGAGATGCAGCCCAAGCTCCCGATGATCGAAGAGCGCGGCGAAATCAAGATCAGCGAGAACAAGCCGGGGCAGAGGTATGCCCTTTGGGAAGACATCAACAAAGCCATCCGGGGAGTGCTCGCTGAGCATGGCTTTGCTCTGAGCTTCCGCATCGCCATCGCCGATGACAAGGTATCCGTTACTGGCGTTCTAAGCCATTCTGGCGGGCATTGCGAAGAGACGACGATGCAGCTCCCGTCCGACAAGTCGGGCAGCAAGAACGTAGTGCAGGCGCTCGGATCGTCCACCAGCTACGGCAAGCGCTATACGGCAATGGCGCTTCTCAATCTGACGAGTGGATCGTCGGAAGACGACGATGGCGACGCCGCTAGCGGCGAAGAGAAGATCAGCGAAGAGCAGGCGACTACATTGATCGATGCCATCACGGCAATCGCTTCGGCTGGCAATTTCGACGAGAAGGCGACGCGCAAGAATTTCTGCGACGCGCTCAGGGTCAAGGCCATCGCCGACTTGCCAGCGTCGCGCTTCGAAGAAGCGAAGAAGCTGATTGAACAGAAGCGGAGGGCGGCGAAATGACGCCCCAAATTCTCACCTGCGAGCAAGGATCGCCTGAATGGTTCGCCGCGCGCGCCGGTATCCCGACTGCGAGTGAGTTCGGCACGGTCATGCGGACCAAGGGCAAGGGAGACGACGGCACGAGCGTCACGCGCCGCAAATATATGCTGCGCCTGGCCGGCGAGAGGATCACTGGTTCCTCAGAAGACACCTACACGAACACGCACATGGAGCGCGGCAAGGAGATGGAGGCAGAGGCGCGTTCCTGCTACACCTTCATGCGCGACGCGGAGCCTGAGCTGGTCGGCTTTATCAGGAACGGCGATGCTGGTTGCTCGCCGGACTCACTGATCGGAGTGGACGGTGGGCTAGAGATCAAGACCGCCCTTCCCCACATCCTGATTGACAAGATACTTCGCGGCGACTTCCCGCCCGAGCACAAGGCGCAAACGCAAGGTTTCCTCTGGATCGCCGAGCGCGAGTGGGTTGATATCGCGATCTACTGGCCGAAGCTACCGCTGTTCGTGAAGCGGGCGCATCGCGACGCTGCCTACATCGCCAACCTTGCACGCGCCATTGCCGCCTTCAACGAAGAGCTGGCCGCCGTTGTCGAAACGGTGGGCCGCTATTCCGGCGACCCGTCATCCGATCTCAAGTCTGCGCTCGAAGCGAGCGTTGCCGCCGGCATGCGCGACAAGAGCGGAAGGCCGATGACGATTCTGGAGGCAGGATGATGGCCCGCTTTCTCGCCCACAAGCATCTCGGCTCGCTGCGGCCCGTCGATCAGAACGGCGAAGACATTCTGCGCAAGATCGGTCACGGCGAGCTTATTGAAATCGAGGTCAAGCGGCGTCGCATCTAGGAAGCGCGGCGAGCTTGCGCCAACAGCGGCGGGGTAGCCCCAAGGTTCGAATCAGCAAGGGAGATGGAAATGGCTAAATTTTCAGTCGAGGTGTCGCGCCGATTTTGGCAATACGAAACGCAGACAGTCGAAGTCGAGGCGAAGAATGCAGCCGAGGCTAAACGGATCGTCCGCGAGATGCTGAAGAATAGCAAGATTGACGAGTCCGCCTATGATCCTGGAGGCGGCGATTGTGGATATGATGACTTCGATATCCAGATCGATGACTAAGCCCCTCGCCTTCGAAGGCTCGCTTGTCGATGTGAAGAACATCAACATGCACAAGGTGGTTCGGCTCTCAATCGATGTGCCGGCAGAGTTCGGGGAGCGAGTCATCGATGCGTTCGGATGGCCGACAATGGTAAGCCCGGTTTCAGTCGCAATAGCGCGTCTCAATCAGAAAGGGGGTGATGCCAATACCCTTCAATCTAAACCCGGAGATGCGACGAAGCCCGACGCGGACCCCGCCCCCGCGTCGGGCGAACGCAAGCGGCATTTCTCAGAGCTGCCGCTTAGCCAGCAATCGGCATTGGCGTGCGAGAAACCAGAATTTTGGCGCTACCTCCAGGGGGAATACTGCGTCGGCGACGATGTTATCACATGCGGAGAAGATGCGGCACAAGGTGTTCGCGAACTGTGCAACGTCAAATCCCGCCGCGAGTTTGATACCGACCATGAAGCAGCGAAGCGCTGGCGCAATCTTTATGGGGCCTTCGAGGCTGAGAAGCTGGCCGAGCAACATGGGAGGCGGTGATGAGAAAACGCCGTTCATCCCGCGAGCGCGAACGTCTCTTCGTTCTTCATAGAGGGCTCTGCCACCTGTGCGGCGAGCGCATCAAGCCAGGAGAGGCTTTCGAGATTGAGCACGTCGTGCCGTGGGAGCTTACGCGCGACGAGAGCGACGGCAATTGCAAGCCCGCCCACACAGCTTGTCACAAGGCGAAGACAGTGACTGACGTTCAAGGAATTCGCAAGGCTGATCGCATCCGAAGGAAACACCTCGGGCTTTGGCCTAAGTCACCACGTCCGCTACGCTCGCGCGGGTTTCAGAAGCGGGCGACACAAGAGAGGGCGGGATGAGCGACGATATCGTGACACGGCTGCGCGCCTTCGGCGAAGAGACTTGGTTCGGCTTGCAAGAAATTACGACGAAGGCCGCCGACATCATCGAAGCCTCGCGCGCCCCTCTACCTGCCGGGGATGATCTGGTGGAGATGGCCGCTGAAGCAATTTGGATGGCAGAGAGTTTGCGAGCCGCCGGACGCCCCCGCTCTGTTGAGTGGGATGACACAAGCGATCAGATGAAATGGGATTATCGAGTGCTGGCAAAAGCCGTCCTCTCCGCCGTCACCCCCGCCATAGAAGCGCGCGGGTGGGCCAGGGGGATTGAGGAGGCGGCGGAAGTCGCGCGAAAATTCACTATCAACGCAGAGATGGAGTATCGATGGCACCGAGAGTATCCGACTCGTGAATGGTGGAAAAGTATATCCGCCGAAATTGCCGCCGTCATCCGCGCCCTAGCCACCAAGGAGCCGAGAGATGATTGCTGGCGGTCGATCAAGACAGCGCCGACCGACGGCCCTGTAGACAT